TGATGAGGACATTAAAGATGATTGACGTATCACAAGCAACACTAGAGATTATTGAAGCTATACGAAACCAAAAAGTAGTTCAGTTTAAATATGGGAGTCATGATGAGATTAGAACAATCAAGCCTGAGGGATTTTATGGAGACTTCTATGGTTTTCAGGGAGCAGATGTTGGTGATGCAGGCGGGTTTAGAAGGTTCAGTTTTGACAGAGTAACAGAGTGGGTAGGAATTCCTATAAAATATAAAGTCTTTGTAGAGTTAGAGGTTAGTGGTTATCCTACTGATGATGATGTTAGAGACTATCTTGAACCCATAGCAGATGCAATAGACCCGTTAGTATATACACTTAAACCTGTAGCAGACTTATGACAGAGTATGACGTACATGAAATGTATGCAAAGCAACAGGAAAAAGATACTATAACTGCCTTGCATGCTAACAATGGGGTATTGACAGTACACTTTAAAGATGATACAATAGAAGTTTGGAAATTAAATTGGCGAGGAAAACTCAAAAGAATTAAAAGGAGAAAGTATGAAACGTAAAGATTATATTTATATAGGAGCTTATGTATTGTTTTTTGGATTTTTTATTACAACATTAGTAGAAGAGCTGACATATCAAGACGAGCAATTTCAAAAAATTAATAAATTAAATAATGATTTATTAAAAATATCACAATATGTTCAAAGCAATATAACAGATTTTGAATATTTAGAAAGGAAGATAGAAGATAATTCGGTGGAGTTAGAAGAAGTTCAACGACAATTAAAGGAGACTCAAAACTCTGCCGAAACATTTTATCAAATGTTTTTTGATACTCAACCACAACGAGAAGAAAAAGAATTAGTTGAAGAGGAAGAAATTAAAGGTAATCAGGATAAGATTGCAACACCTTTACCTGTTCCTTCTAAAGCTAAAGAGCAAGAGGTAGTAGAATTACCTGTCGAAGTGCCTGTCGTAAAGATAACAACTACTGCTTCTTGCCCTACCCCACATAACAGATTGTTACCCTATATAGAAGACATTTCTTTAAGAAGAGATTACTCATTTAAAGTTTCGTATGATGTCCAAGACAATCAAATAATAAATGTAAATTATAGACCTTCAATTCCTAACAAACTTAAACGAGGTATGCAAAAGTATTTAGATTCTTTTAGCTTGACAGGGAATGTTAAGGATTGCTACATACCTATAAAAATATTAGGAGATTAGAATGGAAACATTTATTTTAACACAAACTCAATTTAACTATTGGGATAACTTTTGTTTAGATAATGGTCAGCTTATGTATGACAACAAAGATTGTTATATCAACGAATACAATGAAAATAGTAAAATGTTTATTGTGCATGTGCCTTCATCTGAACAATCAGGAATCAAAAAGTTTTTAGAAAAAGTGCTTGACACTTTCTAGAAAATCGGAGTATAATAACTCCACATTAATAACTACTAATATATAAGGAGTAAAACATATGGCAGTAGCAACAGGAATAGCGTACTGGGCGAGCGTCCTAGCACCTAACGAAACTTTTGAACCAGTCTACACAGTAGACCTAGTAATTAGTGATGAAGACGCTCAAGACTTTATCTCACGAGGAGTTAAAGTTAAAGACTTTTCATTGAAAGATGAGAGCGGTGAACCTCAATACATAGGTAAAGCCGTGACTATCAAAAGAAAAGTAAATGCTAAGAATGGCAGAAGACCTGCTCCAAAGCTCTACAATCTAAATAAAGAGCCAATGGATACTACAGTAGGTAATGGCTCTGCGGTCAAGGTACAATACAATGAGTTTGCTTGGGATTATGCGGGCAAATCAGGTGTTAGCTTAGACTTTCAAGCCATGCAAGTGCTAGACTTAGTACCTGTAAAGTCACAAGACGGAGACGAATTGAATCCATTTGGTGACGGGGAGGAGTTTTAATGACTGATGAAGATATCATGTTAGAAGAACCTAATAAACCTTTTATTACTATTGATGATGTACAAGTTTTTGTAGAGGATTTGCCCGAGGAAGGTCAGCAAATCTTTGGAAGACTTCAACGACTCAATCAAAAGAAAGCTAATGTCACACTTGACTTGGAAGAGTTACAAGCAGGTATTAATTTCTTTTCAAATAGAATTGTAGCAATCTACAATGATGAAGGTACTCCCTCAGAAACTGAACTTGACGATAGCACAGACAAAAGTTAAGTTTATTTAAAAGTTGGCTAGGCATTACTGTGTATAATGTCTAGCCTTTTTTATGGAACAAATATGAACAATCACAGAAGTCCTTTTTATAAAACTCATCAACCTTGTCCTGACTGTAATAGTAGTGATGCTTTATGCATCAATGAGGACAGGTCAACTAAATGTTTTAGTTGTGGTAAGTTTACCCCTAAACCAAATATTGTACCTATGAATAATAATTATAAACCACCAGCTCAACCAACAGAAACAGTCCATAGTGGGACATACGCACCCCTTACAGATAGAAGTATATCCAAAGAGACTGCTACAAAGTATGGAGTCAAGGTTGTGTATGATTCTCAAGGGGTACTAGCTCAACACAGATATCCTTATCATATAAACAACGAACAAACAGGTACAAAGATTAGATTTGTTAAAGATAAAAACTTTAAGTTTGAAGGTACAACCGCAGGTACAGGTTTGTTTGGTCAACAACTCTTCAAAGAAGGTGGTAAATACCTAACTATAGTTGAAGGAGAATGTGATGCTATGGCAGGCTATGAATTACTAGGTAGTAAGTGGGCAGTCGTATCAATAAAAAATGGTGCACAAAGTGCAGTCAGAGATATAAAAGAAAACATAGAATATGTAGAAAGTTTTGATAATGTAGTCATCTGTTTTGACAATGACAAGCAAGGCATAGAAGCCGCACAAAAAGTAGCAAGTATTATCAAGCCTCGTAAGGCTAAGATAGTGTCAATACCTAATGGTTACAAAGATGCCAATGATATGCTTCGTAAGAATTTGCATAAAGAATTTACTCAGGCTTGGTGGGATGCAAAGGTCTATACACCTAGTGGTATCATTAGAGTATCAGAGAAACAAAAAGATTTCTTAGAACGAGAAAAGAAAAGTAGTGTCCCTTACCCTTGGCATGGTCTTAACAAAAAACTTATTGGCTTACGACAAGGTGAACTACTCACGCTTACAGGAGGTACAGGTCTTGGTAAGTCTTCGGTCACTAGAGAACTAGAGCATTGGCTCATACATCAAACAGAAGATAATGTAGGGGTCATAGCTTTAGAAGAAGATTGGAGACGTACAGTAGACGGAATCTTATCTATTGAAGCGAACGATAGACTTTACATTGATGATATTAGAGATAAGTATAGAGAGCAAGACTTAATCAAAATGTTTGATAAAACTTTTGAGCAAGACAAAGTATTTATTCATGCTCACTTTGGTACGAATGACATTGAAGATATCTTTTCAAAACTTCGTTATCTTATTGTTGGTTGTGATTGTAAGTGGGTTGTCGTAGACCACCTTCATATGCTAGTTAGTTCTATGACAGAAGGTGATGAGCGTAGAGCAATAGATAATATTATGACTCGGCTTAGAAGTTTAGTTGAAGAGACAGGTGCAGGTATTATACTTGTCTCTCACCTTCGTAGAGTTCAGGGTGATAAAGGGCATGAGAATGGAGTAAGTGTAAGCTTATCACATCTAAGAGGTAGCAATGCTATAGCTCAACTAAGTGATTGTGTTATAGCTTTAGAAAGGAATCAGCAATCAGAGGATGAATTAGAATCTAGAACGACAAGATTACGTGTACTTAAGTCACGTTATACAGGGGATGTAGGGTTAGCTACTGCATTAGTTTATAATAAAGATACAGGTAGACTGTCTGAATATGAAGATGAAGAAATCTTGAATAGTTTTAGTTCAGATGATACAATACCATTCTAATGGAGAAGTTATGTGGAATTAGTATTTGATATAGAGACAGACGATTTACATGCTACAGAGATACATTGTATTGTAGCAATAGACGAAAACAATAAACAGTATACCTTTGACATTATAGATGATAATATTTTAAAAGGTTTAGACTTCTTAGCAGAAGCTGATAAACTTATAGGTCACAACATTATAGGATTTGATATTCCTGTAATTAAAAAACTACATGGTATTGATTTGTGGGACAAAGAAAAAGTTGTAGACACTTTAGTATTATCTAGACTTTTAAATCCTGTACGAGAGAAAGGACATTCATTAAAAGTTTGGGGTTCTAAGTTGGGTGTAGCAAAAGACTTACCCCCTGAGGACTTTCACATTTATACTAAAGATACTTTAAAGTATTGTATAAAAGATGTTGTTCTCAATAAACTTTTATTTGATTATCTTAAAAAAGAATCAGCAGGTTTTTCAAAAGAAAGTATAGAACTTGAACACCATGTAACTTATATTTTAGAACAACAAAAAATTAATGGCTTTAAAATAGATATAGAGTTTGCTACAAATTTATTATCAGAATTAAATTGTAAAATTAAACAAGTTCAAGATGAAGTACATAGAACTTTTAAACCTAAATGGGTTGATGTAAAAGAAGTAACTCCTAAACTAAAGCAAGATAAAACTTTGTCTAAGTCAGGCTTAACTGAATACGAGTATGCAGACATACAGGCATCAGGCAACATGAAACCTTTTATGCGTAAAGAGTTAGTACAATTTAACTTAGGTTCTCGTAAACAGATTGGTGAATACTTAATTAGTTTTGGTTGGAAGCCTAATAAATTTACACCAACAGGTCA